TGTATCCTTATTTTAGTATACAAAAGTATTTATACGCTAAAATAAGGATGCTCTTTCGAGCATCCCGTTATTTATTTATGTAGTTTTATCTGATTCCCAATACTGAACTTGTAGTTCAACAGTGAATTCTTCAATAGTGTTTTCTGTATCATACGACACTTCAATTGCACCTAGGTTAGTAGGGAAGCAACCTCTAATGTTGTATGTCTTAACAACTTCACCATCTTTATCAAGTTGTGCAATCGCCATATCAGCCATATAATCAGCAGGATTAACTAATCCTGTATTCTCATTATGCTGGTTGATACCGTTCATCCACTCTTCGAAAGAATTTCTAACATCGAAGTTAGTATCATTTAACACTGTGATATTCCAAGGTTCGAATGTTCTATCACCAGCGATCTGCAATTGTCTACCACGGAAAGGAACCATGATAGGGTTAATTACTGATGCAGGCAATTGAGCAGCCTTTACCATGAAAGAAGCAAGTTCGACGTCAGACGTAACGTATCCAGGGAAACCTAAGGTTGCTTTGAATAAATTAGATCGAGCACCGCCACCGACTAGTTTTGATTTGAAATCATCTACGCCTAAAATAGCCATGATTAATTACCTCCTACAATTTCACTAAACTCTACACCAGATCGAGTGGCAATGAAGTTTAATGTAATGAAGTTAATGGAGCGAGCCGGCTTAATGTATATATCAGCAACAAATCGATTAGTATCGATAACGTCACCAGTATTATTAGTTTCATCACAAACTACTTTAAAGTCTGTAATACCACGTCTACCTTTAATGTCGCGTAAGAATGGTTCTACCATATTACGGAACTGCGCTCTTGTAAACTCATCGTTAAATTCGAACAAAGATGCTCTACTTGCTGTTGAGATAGACTTCTCTAAAGTGATAAACAATCTACGAACATTAATTCTGTCAAATGCAGAAGGTTTAGTTTGTAGTGTCTTGTCACCATATAGAATAGTACCTTGACCAGCAAATGAAACGATTGGATTAATACCTACTTGGTATAAATCATCTCTATCAGCTTTTGTTGGGTTCCATTTTAGCTTTGTTACGTTTCGAATGTTACCTCGAGTCATACCAGCTGGAGAGAACCACGGATCTGCAACGTCATCTGCATGAGCCGCTAAACCAGCGATTGAACCTGAAGCTGCAATCCATCTGTATACATCATTGTACTTATCATACACATACAATGCAGAAGAGTCTACAAATGCATATGATGAACCAGTTAGATTATTTCTCCATGTAATAACATCGGCTGCTGTAGCTTTGTCTACTGGAGGAGAAACGAATGCAACACAGTCCTTACGGTCATCAGCAATAGCAATTAGGTAATTAGCCATTGTGTGATCCGAAAGGGCGCCGTCAGGCAGAACTAACGAACCAGGATCCGAATGAATTAGTAATGATACATCAACATCTTCAGCGCTGAATAAATCATAACCCGTTTGTAAGTTGCCAGTTGTAGCTGCGTTAGCATCAATACCACCACCCATTTCAGCTGTGAATAATGCATCAGTTGCCGAAGTAAATGTTGTACCAGATGCTGTAGAACCACCTGCTGTGAATGGAATCGGTTGATCGCCAACACGAATCCAATCTGAATTTTGATTAACAACAGTTAGCCAGTAGTTGCTACCACCATGTGTGCCTTTAGCGTCAGACGCTTGCGAAAGATAACCCCAAGATTCTAAAACCTTGCCGGCTGTACCAGAAATAGCTCCCGTTCTGTCTATTACGACTACGTGAACTTCATCTAATGAACCACCTGCATCACTAACATAAGTTGATGTGCCTGGCTTACTTCCGAATAATCCTTTATGAGTCCATGCATCAAATTCTGCTTGTGTAGCTATTGCAGAACATATGCTAACGCTTAGTGCGTTACCTAAAACACCAGGGTGTTTACCGATTGCCCATTGACCCGTTTCCCAAGAACCGTAATCATTAAATGCAGCATCGTTCTTAACTAATACTGCTGCGATATCGTCAGTATTACCTGAGATACCATCTGGACCTACCCATTCATTGTTAACTGTTGAATTTCGGGCAGCATCACCTACTACCCTTACTGCTCTCAGTGCGTTACCGTAACTGAGAAATTGAGAAGCCTGCATGAAACCTTGGAAGGTGTCAGCGTTCGGCTTGCCAAACGTCCCAACTAATTGTGTTTCTGAACCTACTGTTACAATATCCTCGACGGGACCCCATTGAAAGGGAGCTGCAATTGCACCTATTGAAGAAGCAGTAGCCGGAACAACATTAGTTAAGTCGATTTCTTTTACCTGTACACCAGGTGAGACTAGAAATGCCATTGTTATACCTCTAAATTATAAGAAAAATACATAATACGGTTTATTTTCAATGGACA